GCCAAACAGGATACGGCAAACGCATTTGCCGTATCCTGTTTGGCCCAGATCGTAACCTCGACCGTCCGTCCCCCATACTCTAGCGCAATCTCTTCCGGAATCTCGACGTAATACCCGTCCGTCGTCCCCGCGGAAGAAGAGTCACTCGTGCTTCTACTCGTGTAGAGGCTAAGAGCGACTGACCCGCTCCATACGGGGCTATTGACAAACTGCGCTGTATGCCCGGACGCCCCCTTCGTCCAGTCCGATGCGCCCGCCTCCATGCCCTGCCGGTAGGTGAGGTTGCCCTTCCTAATCAAAGAGGCGTCGACCGCCCCAATCGTCACCTCGTCCGCAATACTCCCGCGATTCAGCAGAAACTCCCCGGTGTCAAGGTTAATCTCGTACTCGCTCCGGTTCGCGCCGATAACTCCGGTTCGAATAAAGTTGCCGCTGATCGTCGTGTACGACGCGACCCACGTACCTCCGTCCCAGGTGTAGGGCTTGTCGTTATTCTCCGTATTGATCCAGACGTCTCCGTCCTGCAGGGTACCGCCCTGCGGACGTGTGTCCGGGCCATTATTATTCGGGGTATTCGACTTGCCTTTACGAATCGTTACAGTCCCCGGCTCAAAGTCCGTCTGCGTCGCCGTGACCGTCCCGTCGATCAGGACCCGCTCCGCGTCGAGTTCGACGGCGCTCGATGCGTCGTCCGCAATCAGCCGTAGCTCGGACGTATTCTCATTGTATTTCGTCGTGAGGGTTAGGGTCGCGGCATTTTCATTGACATTCGCCTCGATGCCCGCCTGCGCCTCCGTGCTCTGCGTCAGTCGCCGGGCGAGAAGCTCGACGTCAGCACTATTCTGATCCGCCTGCGCCCGTAAATTCGCCTCCGTACTGACCCACCCGGAGGTATCGAACGGATCGGTGCCGTCATAGACGTAGGCGCGGTTGCCGTCGTCAGTGTCGATCCACGTGTCCCCCTCTCGAATGTCTTCCCCGGACGGTCGCTGTAACGGACGATCCGCCTGCCGGATCGTTACGCTCCCCTCTCCTCGCGTCCGCTCGAAGCTTGATCCGTTATAGGTGTGAACGGCATTCCCCTCGTCCGTCTCAATCCATACGTCGCCCTTCTCTAAACTATTCCCTGATGGGCGCTCGTTTGGCGGGTCCTCAGATCGAATGACGACGCTATCCGTCTTTACTGGCTCGAAACCTGACCCTTCGTACGTATGCACCGTATCGTCCGCGTCGGTATCGATCCATACGTCGCCAACAACAAGTGCAGAGCCGTCGTCTCTCGTCGATGGCGGTGAAGACTGGCGAATCGTGACGTTCCCGTTGTCCGCTGGGGAAAACCCGGTCCCGTCATAGGTGTGTACCTTATCGTCGTTATCCGTCTCAATCCATACGTCGCCTTTCTCTAGGCTATTGCCGCTGGGGCGAGATCCGGGCGGATCGCTTTGCCGGATAACTACGTTCTGAGTCGTCGTCTCTATCCACTCCGTTCCGTCGTACGTGTAGACGGTATCATCATTGCTAATATCGATCCAGATATCTCCCTTTTTCAGGGGGTCACTGTTCTCTCTTTCTGTAGGTCTGCTACTCGAACGGATCGTCACGTTGCCATTATCAGCAGGCGAGAAGTCGGTCCCGTCGTACGTGTTAACGGTATCCCCGTCATCCGTGTCGATCCAGATATCTCCTTTCTGAAGGGCATTCCCAGACTCACGCTGAGTAGGCTTACTCGCCTGTCGAATCACGACGTTTTCCGAGTGAGTCCGCTTAAATTTCCCTGCGGCCTGATCGTACGTGTGTACGGTATCCCCGTCGTCCGTATCGATCCAAATGTCACCGTCCCGCAAGTTACGCCCCGTCACGTCCCCGTCGCCCGGCTCTGACGGCTGCCGGAGCGTCACTCGGTACCCGGTCTCAATATTTGTGTCCTTGACGGTGAACCCGCCCTGCACCTCCGTATCACCGTCGAGCAGGATGTTCTCACCAGCGAGGATCGCGTCGGAGCCGCCCGGGCCAGCTAAGAGGGAGATCGACGCTCGCCCGCCTACGTCGTTATTATTATCCGTGTACTGCACGGACGCTTCGAATCGACTCTCCGTATCTTTCGCATGTAGCGAAAGCGTCGACTGAGAGAAGAGGCCGTCGTCACCGATGACGGTCGCGTTCGCTTCGATACTCGCGGAGTTCTCTCCGACATTAAACTCAAGGCCCGCCCGCGACTCCGTCTCCTGCGTGATGCGGCGCGCGAGAAGCAGAAGGTCGGCCTCGTTGTCCGCAATATCACTCTCATTCTGCGAGATGTCCCCCGCGTTCGTCGTAATGAGCGTCTCGACGTTTCCGGACGCCGTAATAATCTCGATGTCCGTCCCGTCGTACTTTAGGTATTGCCCCGACACGCTCGCATTCGTCCCCGCCTCTAGGTCGCCGATAATAACGTCATCCGTAAAGCGGCCAACCTTCGAAAAGAGGCCCATCTTGTTTGAGTAGGCCGTCGACAACCCAGACAGGTTGCCTACCCGCGTCGTCAGGGCGGAGGCCCCAAACTCCGAAAACTCACTTACGCCCTCGAAAAAGTCGATCCGCGGGTTCGACGCATCACTCGCAGTAAGGTAGATCAGGTTCTGTCGCTGCGGATCAGACAAATTACCAATCCGGGCATACTGAAAACCGTCCTCCGGGGCATCGTTCGACGCGGAGGCGGTCACGTCGTTATTCTGGTTATCAACGAGTTGCAGCGTCACCGTCGAGTCGGACCCGTTCCGAGTGACGCTCACGACCCGCGCCTTACTATCGTGGGACCCGTCCGTAAAGCGCTTCGCCCTGATCAGGTCGTCAACGGCGACCGTGGGGTTCGTGTCCGCGGCGACCTCGTACTCCCCGCCCCCGTTATGACTGATTGGGGCGCGAGCGACGAAACCCGCTGAGATCGCTTCACTCGCGCTAAACGTGATCTGGTTGACCAGAAACTCCGCGACGCGAATACTTTTCGCGACGATCTCGTCCGAATACATCTGCGTCGAGTCGTCCTGCAGGCGACGAAGGACGTACCCGCTTCCTCCGAGCGTAGACACGTTGTACGTGTCCGCGACGATGCCCTCGTCCGCGTTGATCTCGTCGTCGAAGAACCCGCCCCCGGCGACGTTCAGGAGAGTCGGGGTTTTCGAGGGCGACTGAATACGAACCGCCGTCTCGGAGTAAATTGTCCCTGCCGCGTTCACGTCCCCCGGCGTCGACGAGGGGCCTCCGGCAGCGAGGGTCTCGACCTCGAAGTCCGCCGTCGTGTGCAAGTTTTGCGGCGCGTTAAGGGTAATACTAACGTCCTGCGTTAGGAGGCCGCTTCGCCCATTGACCCCGATCTGATTCGTTGTCCCGGTGACCGTTACCTTGCGGTCCGCCCGGACCGCCTCGTACGTCTCGTCCGCTTGCGCGCCAAGCGCGACCTGCCCGTTCGTCGGCGTATTCGGCGAGTCAATAGCGAGCGTCGTTACCTCAAAATCCGCGCCCGAATGCAAGTCTTGCGGCGCAGTCAGGGCGAGCACGAGGTCCTTCGTCAAGGCTCCCTCGACGGTTTGTGAGGCGTCAACCTCGACCCGGTGCGTCTCCCCCTCGACGGTGATCGAGCGGCTCCTACGCACCGTCACGGCGTCGAGCGCGTCGATCTCGGCGCGGGTCTGCACGGCGTAGCGGGCAATATCCGTAATATCCTTCGTTTCCTCCTCGACAAACTGCCGGATGCTGCGCTGCGTCGCCAGGTGATCCGGGCTGTTCGAGGCCATGTCGTTCTCGTCCTTCACCTCCGCTTTTAGGAGCCCGTTCGCGTCCGTCGTCAAGAACGAGTCCGGGCCGATGTCCGTCGCTAACTCGCTATCCGTATTCTGATAGATGCCGGGGCCAAGCCCCCCGGCGATTGTCGACCAGTCATCCGCACTTGGGCCGGAGACGGGCGCGGAGCTTCCGGCGTCAACGGATCCGGACGACGCGCCGTCGCCCTCCTCGTCCGTGTCAAAGAACTGCCGTTGCGTTAAACTACTCGTCCCGTCGTCCGAGACGGGCAGTAGCTCAACCTCGATACGCCCCTCGTCCGGCACGTACTGATAGTTCTCAATCGACCACTTCTGCCCGTCCCACTTGAGAATGTGATGCGGGCCGAAGACCTGACTGCGGTCCTGTACGTGTACCGTGAGGCTGCGCCGCTTATGCTTCTCGCGCAGTTCGCGGATATACTCTCGCCCCTGCAAAAAGCCGAGGCGCTGCCCGTAGTTGCCGCCCCCGAAGGGCGATAGGTCCCACTCGTCGAGTAGGTTTTGCCGCCCGCCCGTATCGTCATTCTCGTAGAACAGTCGCGCCTTCGACGCCCCGCCCGGGCCGTCCCCGAGGTACGAGACGACGTCCGTCGTGCGGCTTTGCGCCTCGCCCGTGTCCGTCTCGAACACCTCTTTCGTCACGTCCGCACCGCCGAGCGATAGGGTAAGGCTGACCTCGTCGACGGCGTTCAGGAGGTTCGCGTCCTGCGCGATATTTGCCGTGTCGAGAAACGCAAACCCGATGCGCATATCCGTTCCGCTTACTACGCCGCCACCGGAGTCCTGATCTGCAACCATCGGCGCGACGATCTCAACCTGCTGCCATGTCGCTCCGGGTAGCGTATCAGCGGGCTTTACGTGCGTATCGTATCGAGCGTTGACCGGGGGGCTTCGATCTGTCCATGCGAAGTAGTTGAGGACTGGAGGGCCGTCGTCACCGTAGTCGTCCGGGTCGACGCTATTCTGCAAGTTGCCGATGACCCGCGTATCCCCGGGCTCGGCCCGCTCCGTAACCTTAATCTTCGAGGAGGGCGTCATCTGACCGTCGTAATCGTTTTTCTCCTTAATTACGACGTTTGTGCCCTTCGGGATCGGGGCCTTTAGGGCTTTGCACGGAACGATGACGTTCTCGCCCTGCGTCACCTTACCGACGATCTCCGTCTGCTTATTGTCGAGGCGATACCCGCCATGCAGAATCTGTAACGCCGGGATGGCGTACTCACTCCGTACGTTGATTCCCGCATCGAACTGAACCGTCAGAACCTCGTTAGCGCGCTCGCTCGTCGGAAACGCGAACTGATCACTCTCGACGTATACGGTTTCGAAGGCGTTTGCCGTATACTCGACGATAGCCTCGACGAATCGCTTGTTGTTTGCCGTCTCTTCCGGGGTGTAATCCGAATCTTTATGCTTACGGTGCCCGACGACGTAGTCGGGCGGGTCGTCCGTATCCTCGTAAATCGTCCACCCGTCGAGCGGGTATTCGAGCGCTCCGTTCTGCATCCCATTGCCGAGGAACGGGCCAAAGTCGTGCGTGCGCCGCAAGACGCCGACGTTACGTTCCCAGTTTGACGGCTCTTTCTCGACGACGCCCCCCTTCGCGTCCAGGTCCCACACGAGGTCCTTCTGTACCGTCTGGTTCTTCGCCGTGCTGCCCGGCGTATACTCGTGCGCCTGCAGGGTATTTGGCTGCGAGTCAGCGTAACGTCCCGTATGGCGCGGGCGGACCCACCACTCGCCCTGCGCCTGCATGATGCGCAGGTTCAGGCTTTTGAGCGCGTTCCGGAGCACGCTGTAAATTGACCGGAGGGGCGGCGTGTCGCCGTCCTCCTCGCGGTCCGTCTGCAACGCGGATTCGAGCATCTTCAGGTGTTTCAGCTTCTCGTCGCCCGCTGATAGCTCCGCGTCACTCGTCCCGTCGAGCTTGTAGAACCAGGGGAATAGTAACCACCAGTTGAAGTCAACGTCGATCTCCGTGAGCGCCGTGTCGATGATCTCCCATGCGCTAAAGCTGCCCTCGCCCCCGGAGATCGCCTGCACCGAGATGTTCTTGAGTAGCTCTAGCCCGTCGACGGCCTCGAAGGTGACGGGTCCCTTAAACGTGCCGTCGTCAAACCGCCCCATATCGCCGAGGATGAAGCCGCGCCAGTAGCCGTTGCCGTAGCTGCCCCCGGACGGCTTGCGGTACACGGTCGCCCGCCACGCCCGGTCGCCCTCGCCGTAAATCTCTTGAACGAGGGACTGATCGCGGACGGCCACCTTGATCCGAGACGGATGAATCGCTTCGGTCGGGTCCTGCCCCTCCTTCCCAACCTCAAACACGATGCTCCCCATGTCACGGGTCACGAGGTTCGGGCTCCCCGTATAGCCCTCCTCTTCGAGGTCGACACGGTACACCGACTCGCGAAGCCCCGGGGCCTCAAAGTAGTATCTTGCGCCGTATGCCATGCGTCAACGTGCGATGATTCGACGACTAGTCCTCCGGGAAGCCGCGGCGGCTCTGCTGCCGCCCGCCCTCTTCGAGCGAGTACTGTAGGTCGCCGTTTGGCAGCACCTTCGGCTTGTCGAGCTTCACGACGGCAGCGTTACTCTTTCGAACGCCTTGCATCTGCGAGTTCGGCGTCACCTGCCCGGATCTGCCCGGCGTAAAC